GCAGCTGCACGGGCCCAATAGGCCGCAGATGCCGCCCGTCATCGACTAGGCCGAACGACGACCGCAACAATTCATGCGTCACCCAGCCGACCGCAGCCACAAGCTGCGCGCTGCCGCAAGGCGAACGGCCCGTAACGATGAACTACGGATGATCAATTGCGGGGAAGTGTAATGGCGCACGGCGGGCTCATAACCCACCAGATCGGTTCGATTCCGGCGACCGCAACCAGCACCCACTACGGAGAAATGATGGAGACGATGAAAACGCCACGTGGCAGCGCTCGCCGCGCCCGTCACGCACTGATGGACTACTCGCCGCGCCCAGTTGCTGTTGTCGCACGAGGCGTTGGCACGCGAAGCATGCAGGCCGGGCTGTATCGCATTGCAGATTCGCTGGCCCGCAAATAACAGGCGGTCAACCGCTTCGCAAGAGGCGGCACAATTTAGGCGCTGCCCGAGTGGGTGCGCGAGCACGGCGGAAGCCTCGGCGCTTAAATTGTGGTGAATGCGCAGTGATGATGCGCAATCGAATGCTGATGGCGTGCGCGGGATCTTAAGTGACGGCGAGCACATACCAACGTCAGGCCGGGATCATCTCCGGCCACCACAACCTATTTCTCCCGGCGCTCCCCGCCATTTGCCCCGCCCGCTTAATGCGAGAGTGGGGATTTTTCTTTCAAGGCCAGCCTAAACCGCTGGCTTTTTCCGTTTCAACGCGCGCCTAGGTTTGCTCCCGAAAGCCGATTGGTAGTCGGCACGGCGCGCACCAATTTCTACCACTCCTTACCAGAGGGAATTATGCAAACGCAAACACCTGTAGCTGAAATCGACCTGTATCGTGAATTGGTAATGCTGATCGAGGGCGAGGGCATCACATCCTCGCGCATGGTCGCGGCGAGGTTTAAGAAGTCGCACACGCACGCATTGCGCAAGTTGGATCAGGTAATTAAGGCGGTACGTTCAATCGAACCCGGAATGGCGACATTGATGTTCCGCGAGTCGAACTACACCGACACGCGCGGCCGGATGCAGCGCGAAGTGCAAATGACGCATGACGGCTTCATGATGCTGGCGATGCGGTTCAGTGGCGAAACTGCCACGCGCTGGCAACTCAAATTTATTGCCGCGTTCAAGTGGCTGGCTGGGATGGTGCTTGACCGCGCCGAAAACAACCGTCTCATGGCCCAGTTCGACATCAAGAACCGTGCTTCGATTGCCGATGGCTCGTATCACGGAGCCGGTCTACGGCAACGCAAAGTTGAGAAAAGCGCCCTGGAGATTGAGGAATTGGAAATCAAAGCCAAGGTGCAGGCAAGCCTTGGACTTGAAAGTCCAGATCAGATGCACTAATGGACGCCGGCACCCACGAACGGCTTGTGCCGTTGGATACATGGATTGGCGAGAACGAACGGCGCCGCTCGATTTGGCAAGCCGGATCGCCGCACCTGACAGAACCAAAAGGCATGTCGAAGTGGCTCAAGCGACACGAAGCGCGACTGACTGCATGTGGCGCCGTGCTGCGACTTGGCAATGCTTGGCGCATCGTTGAGCCGTCATTCATGCCGGCCATGATGGCGATACTTACCGATGAGCGCACCAAGGCGCAGAAGAAAACAAAGCCACCATGAACCACGCCCCCGACCTGACCGAGCGCGAGGCTTTGATGCTCGCACTGGCGACGATTGCCGCGCTGATCCTGTCGGTTGCGTGGCTGTTCGATGGGTTCAGGTAATGGCATCGCGCGCTTGGCACATGATCTGCATCGAGTTGTTCTATCTGCAAGCGGATATAGCCAAGGCGAAGCGGCATACGCCGGGCCATTCCGCAGGTTGTAGCGTGCGGCTGGTGCCGTGTAATAAATAACGCAGCCTGCCAGCGCGCTCCAGCGGCAGCGAACAGAAAAGCGAGCGCAGTCGCTGACGAGCAAAAGCCAGAAGCCTCCGCTGCCGAATATCGTAGACCTATCGGGCGCGGGCAGCGACACTATGAACGGATCACGATATGGGGCGACCCTCGAAGTTGACGGATGCCCAATGGGAAACAATCAGCAAGCGATTGCTGGCTGGTGAGTCTGCCGCGAAGCTGGCGCGTGAGTTCGGCGTCAGCAAGGCATCCATTTCTGTACGATTTTCTAAACGTATCGAAACTGTAAAAACTGTTGCGAATCAATTGGTTAGTGCGGAAACCTCATTCGCATTACTAAACGTTTCGGAACAAGTTGCGGCCCGCACGCTGGCCGATGACATGAAGGATATGCAGGCGCATTTATTCGGCGCTGGCAGATTCGGCGCAGCTACTGCGCACAGGCTCAACGGCATCGCCCATGCCAAGGTCGCGGAGATTGATGATGCCGCGCCGCTGGACGATGAGAGTAGGAAGACGTTAAGTGATATCTCCGCTCTGAATAAGATGGCAAACGGGGCAGCAGAGATAGCGACCAACCTGTTTAGGGCGAACAAAGACGCCAAGCCAGAGGATGAAAGCCCAACGCCGGTTGCCATCACCTTCGGCGTGAAGGACGCGCGACGTGTCAGCGATTAATCTTGACCTGAACGCACCGCAGTCTGAGTTTTTACAACTGCCACACAAGTTTAAGGCGTACGTCGCGGGGTTTGGATCTGGCAAGACGTTCGTTGGTTGCGCAGGCATCGCGGCGCACTTCTGGACATGGCCAGGTATCAATCAAGGCTATTTCGCGCCAACCTATCCGCAGATTCGGGACATCTTCTACCCGACGATGGAGGAGGTTGCAGGCTCGATGGGCCTGCGCACGAAGATCAAGGTTGCCGATCACGAAGTCGAGGTCTACGAAGGTAGAAAATACCGTGGCACAGTGATTTGCCGGTCGATGGAGAAGCCGGAGACCATCGTCGGCTTCAAGATAGGCCACGCGCTGATTGATGAGCTTGATGTCATGCCAATGCTCAAGGCGCAGACCGCTTGGCGCAAGATCATCGCCAGGATGCGCTACAACGTACCGGGGCTGCTGAATGGTATTGATGTAACGACGACGCCCGAGGGGTTCAAGTTCGTCTATGACCAGTTCGTCAAGGCGGTGCGCGACAAGCCATCATTGGCCGCGATGTACGGGTTGATTCAGGCAAGCACGTACGACAATGAACTGAATTTGCCGGCTGATTACATTGCGTCACTGTATGAGTCGTACCCGCCAGCACTGATTGATGCCTACTTGCGAGGCAAGTTTACCAACTTGACCAGTGGCAGCGTGTACGCCGACTTCGACCGGAAGTTGAATCATACCGATGAGGTGATCCAACCAGGCGAGCCGCTGATGGTCGGGCTTGACTTCAACGTCCAGAACATGACCGCCTGCATCAACGTGGTGCGCGACGGCTTGCCTCTAACGCTGGCTGAGCGCGTCAAGGTGCGCGATACCCCTGCGATGGCAAGGATTCTGAAAGAGGATTTCAAGGACAAGGGGCATCAGATCAAGATTTATCCGGACGCCTCCGGCCAGAACACCAGTAGCAAGGACGCGAGTGAGTCGGACCTCTCGATCCTCCGCGCGGCCGGATTTCAGATCGAGGTGAATCCCGCAAATCCAGCAGTTAAGGATCGAGTCAACTCCTACAACGCAATGATCCTGAATGCCGAGGGTGATCGGCGGTGGAAGATCAATACCGACCTTTGCCCGACAACGACCGAGGCATTGGAAAAACAAGTGTGGGGTAAGGACGGGGCTCCGGATAAGAAGGCTGGCCACGATCACCCTAACGACGCAAACGGCTACTTCATTGTGAAGCGATGGCCGATCGTGAAACGCACTGCGCAAGTCCGCACGCTGAACATTTAATAGCAAGGAAAGCATGGCAACGAAAGTCAACGATACTTCACCAGCAGTCGCCGCAATGGCTGAGGGCTGGTCGATGATCGACGCGTTGTGCGGGGGAACTGGCGCCATGCGGAAGGCGCGCGAAACCTATCTGCCTAAGTTTCCGCGCGAGGATCACGACAGCTACGACTATCGCGTGAAGACCTCGACGCTGTTCAATGGCCTTGGCCGCACGATTGAGAACATGGCAGCCAAGCCGTTTGCCGAACCTGTCACATTCACGGACATCGATCCCGCGCCCGCGCTGTGGCTCGACAACATCGACCTGTGCGGGAACAACCTTTCGGTGTTTGCGCATAACCTGCTGACCGCTGGGTTGAAATATGGACTGACGCACATTCTGGTCGAGAATCCACCGACGACGGATGAGAATGGCGTGTTGCGCTATCCGACGCGCGCCGCCGAGACAGCAGCAGGCGTGCGCCCGTATCTGGTCCACATCACGCCGCAGCAGATCCTTGGCTGGATGAGCGAAAAGTCGGCAAGTGGCGCGGAGGCGCTGACCATGCTGCGCATCATTGAGTGCGTAGAGGAGCCTGACGGCGAGTTCGGCACCAAGAGCGTTGCACAGGTTCGTGTGTTGACGCCTGGCGCGTGGGCGACGTACCGCAAGGCAGAGAAGGGCGACGACTGGCCATTGTTTGACCATGGACGCATGTCGCTGGACTTCATTCCGCTAGTCACGTTCTACACACGCCGCACCGGGTTCATGACTGCGACGCCGCCGTTTAAGGATTTGGCTGATCTGAATTTGAAGCACTGGCAGTCCAGCTCGGATCAAGACAGCATTTTGCACACCGCGCGCGTGCCGATCCTTGCGATCAGTGGCGTCACCGAGGACGACAAGATTACAATCGGCGCCAAGTCCGCGCTGATGCTGCCGACTGGCGCGGACGCGAAATACGTTGAGCACACTGGCGCGGCGATTGAGGCTGGCCGGCAATCGCTGCAAGACTTGGAAAACCAGATGCGCGCAATGGGCGCCGAACTGCTCGCCGAAACGCAGGTTACGACGACAGCAACGCAGAACAACATCGAAGACAGTGAGGCAAAGTGCCAATTGTCCATGATGGTCGAGGGGCTGGAGGATGCGCTAGACCAATCTGTTGACATCATGCACAAGTGGGTCAAGCTGGAATACAAGGGTGATATCGACCTGTTCGATGACTTCTCGTCGAGTGCCGTGATGGCTACCGCAGGGCCGTTTATAACCGGCCTGGTGCAACTGGTCACGAGTGGGATGCTGTCGAAGGAAGATGCATTCGCGGAAATGCAAAGATATTCGATCATCAATCCCGATCTAGTATGGGCAGATATCCAGGCCAAGATTGAGCTTGAGCCGCCAATGTTTGCTGTTCCAATGCCTGGCGCACCCGTAAAAGACCATGCCGCCGATCCGGCAGCCGCATGAGCGCGCTCGAAGAATGGCTGATGCTCCTGCTGTTGGAGCACGATGTCAACATGCTGCGCGTCGAGGCTGAAACTAAATCCCGCGTCCTGGCACTGTTGATCCTGATGCAAAAGGATCTGGTCAGCATCATCGCCAACGCGCCGGCCATGTCGGAGCTTGGGAAGTTGGGCAAGGGCGCTATCTTGCGCGAGTCGAACACGGTCATAGCTGAATATTACGGCAAGGCCGCGCTGCAAGTCGATCTGGCGGGCATTGCTGATGTTGAGGCTATGGGCGTCAAGCGGGCGCTAGCTGATGTGTTGGAGCGCGCTGCTGGGCCATTGAGCGCAGAGGTGCGCATTGGGCTTGCACTGCCAACCGAGAACTATTTGCAGAAACTAGCGAGTGACGTGCTGATTCAAGGCTCGCCGGCTAAGAACTGGTGGCTTCGTCAGCAGCAGGACACGCAGTTCAAGCTGGCGAACGAGATCCGCATCGGAGCGGCACAAGGTGAAACAAACGCTCAAATCATCAAGCGTATCGTCGGGCAGGATGCGACGGTAGCGAAGGCGCCGACAGTTCCGGGCGCATTGCCAGCGGTCGAGCCAAGCATTCCGGGCGTCATGCCACTGGCGAGGAAGAATGCCGCAGCAATCGTGCAGACGAGCATGGCAACCGTCGCAGCCGAGGCGCGGCGCAAGACGTTTCAGTTGAACGCGGACATTACGCGCGGCATCGTGCAGCACTCGACTCTTGACAGTCACACAAGTTTGACCTGTATCGCATACGACGGCGCGACGTGGGACTTGGAATATCAGCCCATCGAGGGCAACGACTTGCCGTACAACGGCGGAACGCCCCGGCATTGGGCGTGTCGTTCAGCCGAGGCGGCGCTGATGCTTACCCTGCGGCAAATGGGTATCGACATGGACGAGCCTGATCCGGGCATGCGCGCCTCATCGAGCGGCCCGGTCAGCGCCAAGACGACGTTTGCGGACTACCTGAAGTCGAAGGGCGAGGATTACCAGAATGAGGTGTTGGGCAAGGGGCGCGCAGAGTTGTTTCGCGCTGGCAAGATTTCCGTGCGCGATCTTTTGGACATGCGTGGACAACCCTTAAAGCTCGAAATTCTCAAGGCCAAATACGCGCAGTAGAGTAAAATCCGGGCATGAACTTCAATGCTAAATCCCTGCTGACCGCTCCACCAATGACCATAGACGCGCTTGCCGAACGGCTGGCGAAGATTAAGGCTATGGGCATGGGCGGCGCACCTGTTGTATTGGAGGGTGGTGAGATCGGACAGATTGATCTTGTGGCGCATGGCGAGAAGCCGGCGCATTTTGTGGTGAGAGCTAGGACGCCCAAGGGAGAAAGGGAGGTGCTGAGATGATTACCAAGCCGCGCATCGTGCGTCACGCATCAGGCTGGTCGTGCATCGGCCTCGGCATGGAGGGTAATGGGAGAACTCCCCGAGGCGCATACTTCGACTGGCTTAATGAAGCCAGCTTCCACCCCTATATTTGAGCCTATGAAGCTCGCTCCGGCGGGCTTTTTTTACGACCATAGTTTTCACGAGACCGCCCAAGAGGCGGTTTTTTATTGCCCGAACGCCGGACGGACTAGGGCGCAATGATCCGGACGGATCGCCAACATGAGCGGATGCTCAAGAAAGTTAGCATAATGAAACTCAAACTGGACGACAAGGGCGCAGCAGTATTGCAAGACGGAAAGCCAGTCTATGTTTTGGATGATGGCCGCGAAGTAGCGCATGACGCTGCCGGCACCGTGGCGACGATCTCGCGCTTGAACAATGAGGCAAAGACCCATCGAGAGGCCAAGGAAGCCGCTGAGGCGGCGCTGAAGCCATTCAGGGATGCTGGCATCGAAGACCCTATTGCCGCAGCCAAAGCGATCGAGTTGGCAAAGAATTTGAAAGACGGCGATCTCGTCACGGCCGGCAAAGTCCAGGAAATCAAGGACGCCGCCGCCAGATCCGCACAAGAGGCTGTGGCCGCAGCAACCCGCGCCGCTGCCGACAAGGAAAAAGCGCTTACCGAGCAGAACGGCAAGCTCACGCAAGACCTGAACAATCACATCATCGGCGGCTCGTTCGCCGGATCGAAATTCATCGCTGAAAAATTGGCGATCCCTGCAGACATTGCGCAGAAGGTATTCGGCGACCGCTTCAAGGTCGAATCGGGCAAGTTGGTTCCGCTCGATCAAGCGGGCAATCCAATCTTCTCGGCGACCAATCACGGCAACCATGCCGATTTCGATGAGGCGCTTCAAGTTATGGTTGGCTCGTACGCCAACCGGGACATGATCCTCAAAGGCTCCGGCGCTTCTGGTGGTGGCGCGACTGGTGGAAGGGGAGCCCCAGGCTCCAAGACGATTACCCGCGCCCAGTTCGATAGCATGGACCAAGGCGCACGCGCTGCCGCACTTAAGGACGGCGGGCGCATCGAAGGTTAAGTAATAGGGCCGCACAGCGCGGCCTAGCAATGCAATAGCCGAATGCTTGGATGAGCGCTCGGTGCTTTGGGCTGGATGGCCTGTAACACAAAACTCAAATCACCGACTGGCTCGCATTTCGCGGGCCTTTTTTTCGTCCAATCGAAAGGCATCAAATGGCAAACGTACTTAGTAATCTGGCGGCAGACATCTACAAAGCAGCAGACACCGTCGCCCGCGAACTGGTCGGCGTCGTACCGTCGGCCACGCTGAACTTCAGCACCGATGGCGCCGCACTCAACGACACGATCCGCTCTTTCGCAACGCGCGCCGCAGTTGTGCAGAGCATTACCCCGAGCATGACTATCCCGGAAGGCACGGATCAGACCGTGGACAGCAAAACCATGGTGGTTGACCAGATCGCATCAGTTCAGATTCCGTGGACTGGTGAGGACATGAAGCACGCCAACAATGGATCTGGCTTCGAGACGATCTACGGCGACCAAATTCAACAGGCGATTCGCGCCATCGCGAACACGGTTGAATCCTATGCGGCTGGTCTTGCGTACAAAAACGCATCGCGCGCCTTCGGCACCTCTGGCACTTCGCCGTTCGCGTCGAACTTCAACGAGATCGCAGAGTTGCGCCAAATTCTCGTCGATAACGGCGCCACGATGGACGGCACCGCGTCGCTGGTCCTGAACACCGTCGCTGGTACGAAGCTGCGCAACCTGGCGCAACTGCAAAAGGTCAATGAGTCGGGCAACGACCAACTGCTGCGCCAAGGCGAGCTGCTGAACCTGCAGGGGCTGATGCTCAAGGAATCGGCCGGCATCGCTTCGGTGACTGCCGGCACTGGCGCATCGTATACCACGAACACCGCAGGCTACGCAATCGGCGCCACCGCAATCACTCTGATTACCGGCTCGGGCACTGCGCTGGCTGGCGATGTCGTCACGTTTGCCGGCGACACCCACCAGTATGTGCTCGCCTCTGGCGTCGCCGCGCCCGGCGTCGTTACCTTGGCAGCCCCAGGCTTGCGTCAAGCCATCGCAGCATCGGCGGTTGCAATGACCGTCACAGCTAGCTATACCGCCAATCTGGCGTTCAAGCAATCGGCAATCGAGGTTGCCATGCGCCCAATGGCAAATCCGGCAGGCGGCGATGCGGCTGTGGACAGCATGATCGTTCAAGACCCGCGCTCCGGACTGGTGTTCGCGGTCGATGCCTACAAGGGCTTCAAGAAGGCCATGTTCATGGTCAGTGCCATCTACGGCGCGAAGGTCTGGAAGCCTGAATTCGTGGCGATCCTGAAGGGCTAATAAGGCGGGCGGGCCTCGGCTCGCCCTTTTCAACCGCATACCAGAGGCTCACATGATCCCGACCATTCGCATTATCTCCCCAATTACCGACGACAACCCGCTTGGCTTTGTCGTCATCAACGAAGCCGACTTTGACACCTCAGTGCATGAGCCGTTCGACACGCCTCCTGCAAAGGTGACGATCGCCGACATGCGCGACGCCCTGACCGCGCGTGGCATCGCGTTCGACCCATCGGCAAAAAAGGCCGATCTGCAAGTGCTGCTCGACGCAGCGGCATCGTAACAAGCAGCAGTCCACGGCGGTAGCCGAATCCCCAAAATATCAAAGAGGTAAATCATGGCATCAACCGCTTACGACAGCTACATGGATGACGTTTTGACGGGCAACATCATCAAGACGGACACGTACTACGTGATGCTGTGTACCAGCACCTACGCGCCGAACAAAGGGACGCATCTGAAGCGCTCAGACGTGACGAACGAAGTCACTGGCACCGGCTACACGGCTGGCGGGCAGGCCATCGTTCCGACCTTCTCGAAAGACACGACCAACCACAAAGAGGCGATTACGTTCCCTCAGGTCACGTGGCCATCGAGCACGATTACGGCACGCTACGCGGTCTACTACAAGAGCCGCGGTGGGCTAGCCACTGCCGACGAACTGGTTTGCGTTGATGACTTCGTCTCTGATGTCGTGACGACTTCCGGAACGCTGACGCTGGCCGCCACGACCATCAACATCAACACGGCAGCCTAATGCCAGTAGCGGTCGGCAATTCCTACTCGGTGGCGAGCGGGCTGACGATTCATGCCGGACGAACAAACCTCATCGCCGGTGCGGCGGCGCCGACGCTCAATGAGCATCTGGACTTCAAGGTGTTCCAGCGGGTTGGAACGAGCAAGAATGTTCCAGTAACGGGCGCATACAGTGGCACACCGTCACTTGTGCAGGCGCGCGCCGCGGATGCAGACAGTGGATCGCCAATAACCGCATGGACCACAGTTGCGACGAACCCGACAGGGGGCACATACAGTGGAGTGTTAGGCGTGCCAGAGGGCATGTGGTACAAGCTGCAGGTTCGTGACGGAGTTAATACAGCGCTTGTAACGGCTGGAGCCAATAAATTCGGTGTTGGCGTCTGTATCGTCGAGATCGGCCAGTCGAACATGGCCAACTTCGGGACCACGTCCAGCACGGGGTATAAGTACCCGCTAGGCGATCCGAATGTTGTGGAATTCTACACAGGGAATAACACGTTCCGCCGAATCAGCCGGATCAACGATACATTCGCCCCCAACACACTTTACGGCGGTGTCGGCGGCTGGACTACGGCTGGAACATCAGGGGTCAGCGCAGACGGCTATGTCTACGTAGGCAACCTGGTATCGGAAGGCCTGAATCTGCCAGTGGCGGTGCTCAACAAAGCGGTAAGCGGCTCGTCCATCGCATCTTGGACTACAACGCCGACCTACTGGAATGCTTTTGTCACCTCCCTGAATCTGATGGGCGGCGACTTTGAGATCGCGCTCTGGTTCCAGGGCGAGTACGAAGCGAACGCCGGGGTGAGTGCGGCTTCCTATAAGGGTAGCCTTGGGGTACTGCACCAGCAGATGAAAACGCAGACCGGCCGTGGAACAACCGACTTGCATTTCTGCATTATCGGCCTCGGTCCGCAAGGTATCGCGAGCTCTTTCAGCGGCGGCAGCGACTTGAAGATCGGACCCATCCGCGCCGCACAGACCGAATACTGCAACGAGACGGCCGGTGCGCACTATGTAACAAGCGCCATGGACACGCGGACCGCGTCTGACCAGGTGCATATTCTCGGGGATACGGACGGAGATAACAAGCTTGGCCGTCGTTACGCTAAGACCATCTTGTCGGCGCTTGGTGTGGGCCTACCGGCGTCAGGCCCGCGCGCGGCGTCTGCTGCGCACACTGGCGGCTACATCGATCTGACGCTGGCGCACACAGGCGGGACTGCCTTGATGGACGGTATCGGTGGATCTGGCAGCGGCCTGACGGGCTTCCGAGTCTTCGATGATGGCGCTGCCGGCGCGCTGCTAGGTTACACGACGAGCATCACTAGCAGCACCAACGTGCGACTGACCTTGGGCGGCACGCCGGTTGGGCCGTTCCGCGTGGACTACGGCATGACAAACTCGCCGCACAGCAGCGATACTACGGTATCAGACACGGTCCCAGTGTACTCAACGATCTTGTGCGACAACGCCTTCTACCACAACGGCGCTAACGCATCACCATTCGGACTTAGCACTACCGGCTCCCCACTACAGCCGTTCTCGGCGATGACCGTCACAGGATAAAGCATGTCAAACATTTACGTAAAGTCCACGACCGGATCAGACTCGAACTCCGGCGCTACAGTAGCATTGGCAAAAGCTACCCTGTCCGGCGCGGATGCCATCGATGTGGCGGGCGACAATATCTACCTGTCGCAATTACACAATGAGACTACAGCGGCGAGCGTGACATACAGCATCGCAGGCACGCCGACTACCATGTCGAAGATTATCGCTGCAAACGACGCGGCCGAGCCTCCCACAACGCTAGCTACTGCGGCGATTACCAGTGGCACGAACTTCGCGCTGGCCTTCAACGGTTCCTTCTACATGCGCGGCGTGAGCCTCACGGCGGGCAGTGGCACAGGTGCGATCAGTCTAGGCCAGACGGCCGGAACGCAGGAATACCAGCACTACGAAGCCTGTAACTTCGCGCTGACCTCGACCACGAACGGGGTTCGCATCACGCTCGGCAACGCGAGTCAAACGAATGCGCACGAGATCCTGTGGCGTAACTGCTTCTTGAAACTCGCCAACGCCGCGCACGGCCTGTCGATTTACAGCGACTTCCGCTGGATTGGCGGCGGCATCACGACCGGGGGCACGACGCCCACATCCCTGCTTACCAGTAGCGGCGGCAAGCCGATGTCCATCTTGCTTGACTCGGTGGATTTGTCCGCCTATGGCGCTGCTGTCAACCTGGTGGCAACCTCGACACTTGCTAGTGGCACGGCGATCTTCCGCAATATCAAGTTACCTACCTCGTGGTCTGGTGCGCTCGTCGTGGCGCCGGCCACTGGCCCTCGGTACGGTCTGTACAACAGCTACGCCGGGTCGTTTAAATATCGAATCTGGCTGGAAGACTCGATCGGTAAGTTGCGAGACGAGACGACAGTCGTCCGCTCGGGCGGCGCTGTCGATGACACTACCGCGTTCTCGATGAAGATTGCCTCTACCGCAAACTGCGGATACCCAGGGTCGCCATTCGAGGGTGCGCCGATCAAAACCTATATTGCAACCAGTGGATCACCAGTGACAGTCGCGCTTGAGATTGTTCACGATTCGCAGGGGGCAGGGACTGCTGGCGCGCTGCGCAATGACGAGATCGGCCTGCAGGTTGTCTACCCAGGCGGCTACACAGAGACATTCAAACTTGACCCGCTGGCCACCGCCGCCGATGTGGCGTCGAGCGCTGCTGCTACGTGGACCACAACTGGTCTAGCCACTCCCGTGAAGCAAACGGTCAGTGCCACATTCACCAACACTAGCAAGGGCGAGGCTTCCATCGTCCCGATCTTTTTCGCCACCAGCAAAACGGTGTATGTTTGCCCAAAAGTCACAGTGAGTTAAGATGGCCATTCAATACGTTGGCAGCTCCGGTGGAGTAATAAACGAGTCCGCGTCCGTGCAGTATGTTGGGCCAGAGGGCTCGGTGACGAATGAAACGTCAGGGGCAACCGGAAGCGCAACGGCAGTTGGCGCCACACTAACCGGAACAAGTTCTATTGCTGGCGGCTCCGCATCTGGCGCATCGGCCGGGACCGCTCTAGGCGCTACCCTCGCGTCAACGTCGAGCATTACAGGCGGCACCGCGACGGCTGCTAACGTGGGCACGTTGACCATAGTTGATGTAAAAAACAATACGGGGTCTCTGCGAATCGCGGAAGTCTTCCAGGCGTATGTGTACGTACGCGCAACTGGTGTGCTAGTCGTGGCGCTTTCAAATAATACGGTCAACGGTTCGGGCCAGTTGATTTTGACTGACGCCCTAATCACTCCCGGCACAACCTACCGAGTTGTGCTTGTGGATTCGAGCGACGATGCAGGCGTGGGCAAGGTAGTCGCAGCATGAGTTTCCGCGTAGGCGCACCATGGATTTCTGGCGCCTTCCTAGTCGGGAATCAGGGTGGTGGCGTCCTAGCGGAAAATCTTGCTGCTACTGGCGACAATGGGGCCGGGTT